TCCTCGGTCAGCGCATTGATCTGGGTCCCAACATTATTCTGGGCCCAAATGATGTTTCCCTCAACCTGCAACACCCCGGCCGCGTTACGAGCAAGAGTCGTATCCGTGGCGTGGCCTACTTCGAGCCCGGTACTGACGAGTGGGTTCGTCGAGAACGTGTACAGCGCCGAAATCGTCTGCGCTTGGTCGATGGTCGCGACGTGGTGACCTTCGATGGCTACAATGCCAGCACTGGCCCGCGAAATGGTGGTGTCCGTGTCCGCCCCGACCTCGATGGTCTCGACCCGGAGCGGGGTCGTGATGCGCACCGTGTCCCAGCCGAAGCGCGCGATACTCGCAGCCGCGCTTACCCCATCCCCGACGTTGATATACAGATTGCCGCCGGTTGCGCCATCCCCCGCGTTGTAGATGCCGACATCCCCGAGCGGGTTTTGATGCGCGGCGCGAATGATCATGGTCCACGGTTCCGTGGCATCGCTCAGGAAGGCAACCTGCGCGGGGCTCCCCAAGTAGGTCCCGCCGCCGATACCGTCAAATATATGGTGCCCTGTCCACGTCGGCGCGATGGCCTGCGACAGCGGCTGGGCCCCGTCCGAGCGCAGGAACGTGGCGGCGGAGCCGTTGACGGCCGTGAGGCCGACCGTACCGGTCGGGTTGGCGCCGCGGGCTGATGGGACCCACTCGGTCCCGTTCCACATCAGCAGGTCGCCGGAGACGGGCGCGGTTGACGCGACGTCGTTCAGATCAGAGAGGACTGAGCCATCGTCGAGACCTTGCTTAATCAGCCTGAATCGACGAATTGGCATCGGGCCCTCAGAGTAGAAATGAAAAGGGCCGGACCCCGGAGAGTCCAGAGTCCGGCCCAGTTAGGTCAGAGCCCTTACGTGCTCGGGACCGCGATGGCGCGAGCGCCTTCGCTGCGGACCGTCTTGACGCCGTAGATGCGGTCAGCCGTAACCAGGGTGCCAAGGGCCTCCTGCTTGTACTGAGCCTGCGTCCGGACGCCCATCTGCTCCGCGAGGACGACTGCGTCCTTCTGGAAGAGCAGACAGATGCGGTACGGGATCGAGTTCAGGGACTCGACCGTCGCGCAGTTGGTGGACACGTACACTTCCGTGCCGTACACGTCGCCAACCAGACCGTTGCGGATGGAGTTGCCAGAGCCAGACTCACCCGTGAAGGCTTGCTCCGTGTACCGGGTGATGCCCAGCAAACGGTTCTTCTCGATCGGGGGTATGATCAGGCAGCGATCGCGCATCGGCACGTCACCGTCGTCCAAGGTCTGAAGGACCTTGCGCACGCCAGCGTCTGTGAGGGCCGCGCCGTTGCCGGTGCCAGTCCACGTTGCCGCTGTCGAGCCGTCGCTGCCAATGACAGCGCCGGAGTAGGCCGAACCGCTGTTCCACGTAGCCGCGAGGTTACGGAGATCGGTGTCGACCTGTGTGGCGAGGGCGTAGCCCGCGTCGTCGGTGTAGAACCGGCGCAGCGAGGGGAGACCCTGCACTTCCACGATGTCCTCGATGAGGAACGAGTACTCGTAGTGCTTGTTGAGGAGAACGTCGACGCTCGATGCCGATGCGACGACGAGGGTGACAACCGTGTTCGCGGCCTTTGCTGAGGCTGCGCCACGTGCCGGGACCGGCAAGTGGATGGTGTCGCCCTTCTTCTTGTTGTGGTTGATTCGCGCAACACGACCGGCGATCACAAGGTTCTTCTTGTAACCGGCGATCACATCGTCGGACCAGATTTCCGGGATGAAGTCATCCCCATCCGATACGTCGATGGTATTGGCAAAGTCAAGGGCTGTAGTAGCCATAGTGACTGTGTACCTTTGGTGAGAGAGCCCGGGATGGGCTCAACTTGGGGGGTTTACCTGACCCTCTTTTCCCGGTACGCCGGCGCAATTTCGCTCACGTAGAGTGAGTCGAACTTGTCCGGGTCGGAGATACGCATCTGGATCAGCTCCGCGCGCGACCAGATTTTCTTGCTGGACGCGCTTGTCGCCGCCGCCGCGTTTGTCGATCCGCCCCCTCGTACCAGTCCCGCTTGACGGGCTCTGGTGGTGGGCGTTGGCGCGGGGGTTGCCGCCGGCCTGCTCTCGCCGTAAAGCGAGAACAACTCGTCGGCCGCCGCAAAGTTCCCTTGCAGGGCGCCTTGAGCCAGATTCGCCCGGTAGGGGCTCTTCTGGACCCATTCGCTGAATGCTTGGTCCTTCATGACGTCTTGGTAGTCCGGATGCTTCTTCTCGAACCGATTGAGCAGAAGCTCGTTTTCGAGGCGAGCCGTCCGCTCTTGCATCGCCCAGTCCCGCTGTTCCGCGTCCGCCTTGATGGCGTTCGTGATGGCAGTGTCTGGATCGTTGAAGAGGGCATCTGTGGTGAGCTTCGGGCGCTCAGGCTTGGCCGGGCTCGGGTTGACAAGGTCGGCACGTCTAATGCCGATCAGCTCATCCGCCAACCGTCGAACCGTCCCGATCTCATTACGAGCGCGCCCCAGTTCGCTTTCGGCGTTCCGGTGCATCTCGACGATTTCGGTGACAGTCTTGCCGCGATATTTCTCGGGAAGGGCTGAGACGTTGTCCGCTACTGGTTCCGCGGCGACAGGTTGCGGAGCGAAGTCCGACGTGTCGTGTTGGGTGGCGGTGGTCTGGTCCTGAGTGGCTGCGGCAGCCGGGGTCTGGTCGTTTGACACTTCAAGTTCTCCCTAAGTGATCCGCCGGCGGGAATGCCGGTTGGGGATCATCGTCACAAGCAGGAGGTCGTGGGCTGGCTAATCGCCGTGGTCGCGCTTTCGCCGTTCTTCGATTTTCTTCTGCTGCGTACGTTTCCTGACCCACTTGTCCCCCATCGTCGAGAAGGCGGGGTCCACCCCAAGCCTCGGGTCGATACGGGGACAAGCGATCAGGCGCGTAGCGCCCGCTGTACCGCAGTTGGGACACTTGACCGATTCCGGTTGGTCCCTGGCGGCAAGCTCTTCAAAAACGTGGCTACAATGACGACACTCGAAGTCGTCCAATAGCATCTTCATTCGTAGAGTTCCAGCTGGTCTGCTGGCGGCTCTTGGTTTGCGCGGGTCTGCTCGCAGCGGGCCGCGGTACCGAGTAGCTCAGTCAGAGTGGCGATGGCGCCCTTCGCAAAGAACAGCGCCTTCTCGTCAGCTATGTTGAATGGTGCGCCCGCGCGGAACTGGTCTATCCTCTCCTGCGTCTCACGCATGAGGACATCCCAACCGGGGTGCTCGCAGAGGCTCTCGATCGCCTCCAACTCCTGTTTCTCCCGCTCTTCCATCTCAGTCTCCTGAGTACAGCTTCCGTCCGTCCTGCTTCACTTTCTCCAGCTGCGTCTTGGCCTGGAAGGCTTTGATCGCCGTGTCAGCCGCCCGCAACTGGAGGGCGTCTGCGCTCACGCGGTTCTGCTCTTCAAAGGCAGCGACCTCGCGCATATCTGTCTGGTTGCTCTGGGCCTCCAGCTGGACCTCCAGCGGACGGACCTTGGCCTCTACTTGGGCGAGCTGGGCCTGTGCGATGGCGCGCTGCGCCTCGGCCTTGGCCTTGATCGCCTTGGACTCTTTCTCCCCGACCTCGGCTTCCATGCCGCGCATCTGGAGCTGTTCCATGTACTCGGCTTTCTTCTGCTCCTCCTCGCTGGGCGGGGGCGGGTGCAGCATCGCGTCGATGGCCTTGATGACCTCAGCCTTGTGCGGACTCGACGTATTGTCGAATACGGCCTTGACCATCGCCATGAACGGCGGGGACTCGTTGGGGACCAAGGAGATGATCTGAGTCATCTGCTGGGTCTCCAGCTCGCGGGCCATAACGCCCAACGTGCCTACCACGGTGAACTTGTAGTCCTGCGGGAACTTCGGGGAGAACTGCACGTACCGCCACATCGACTTGGTGATGAGGGGCCGCAGGAAGTTCCGCTCGATGTTCTGCATCGTGCGGCGGGCGCGCTTGACGAAGGCCGAGTGGACCATCGCCGTTTTCTGAGCGCCGCTGTCCGCTGAGTAGTTGGCGGCCTGATCCAGCGCACCGGTGGCGGTCTGGACCATGCGCTCCATGTCCTGCGCGTGGGGGAACAGTTCCGGGGCTACCGTGCCAAACTGGAACGGCTGGAGGATCTGA